GAGGGGAAACAACTCTATACAACTTTTTCTTTCCAGAAATATCTCCATATTTATTTATTAAATTACTCAAATCTTCAGAAACATTTCTACCTATATCATTTGATTTTTCAACATATTCATTAACCGTTTTCAATATTTTTTCATCAGTCCAATCAATTTTCTCTTTTTCAAATTCAGGCAAATCCTGAACTGGTGGGAGATTCTCTGTCAATTCATCCATCGGCTTTTCTTCGATTTCTGCAACTAATTCCGGATAGAAAACCAAAGGAACACAACGGCATTGAATATCCTGCCCCGGATGCAATTCAACCGCACCAGCCGGTCTTTTTTCCCAAGTCTTTCCGTTGTCGTAAGAACAAAGTGAGGCATTATCCCATCGACACAATAAACCTTCCATTAATGCGTGGGAATCTCTGACGCGGTCATCGTAAGCGGTTGACCAAATATATAAATCCAACCCAACTTCTTCCATCTGAGCCTGACTAATTTGCCCATATAACTTTCCCATTTGGTCACGCGCTAAAAGTTTGCAATGCTTTTCTGAAAGGCCTTCAGTTGCCTTCATTATTTCATCTTTAAGTTTTCCCGGAGATATACCATTGACTATTGCCTGTTCTGTTAAAGTATTTATTTTTGAAACGTAGTTTTTCGCATTAGAAGTTATGAGTGTATAATTATCTTCAGCCCAACTCTTTTTCATATCATCCCACCATTCGGCAGAAGTAGGAAGGTTGACGTGAATTCCTTTTTCGAGAATCCGGGCAAATTCCTTTTCCCCAAAATCCATTGCCTCATCGGCCGTTTTTCCTAGGGTAGTGAGAATGACGTTGTTATTTTGATAAGGTTCATCAGGAAGGTCTGCTATGTCCGGCATATAAATTGATAACCAATTCTCAAGGTTGTATATCATATTTCTAAAAGATTGCCCCGGAATCGTATCAAGGCGAATTTCTCCGGAATCGCCACGCAAAATAGATTCCATATGAGTTGAAATATAATTATTTACATAATCTGTTAAAGGCTTGAAGAATCCTCTCAATTCACGATAATACTGATTTTCAATTTTGTGCGGATAAGCTCTTTGAGAAGTTACGTTTTTTGTTGCCTTCTTTCCATTGGTTTTGAAAAGAATTTTCATTAATTGTATTTCAGTTTGATTTTTTGTTTCCATAGCTTAGATTATATTTTATTTTTACAAAATTAGTAAATAAAAAATAATTCCCGGTTTTTAGGCCGGGAATTTAGTTTTATTTTTTTCTGAGGAATCCCAAAAGTTTGGTTTTGCTCTGAAGATTTATTTTAGCACCATCCTGCTTCAACCCATCCTGCTCAAAAACTATCAAGTCATTATTTAACTTTCCAAGATAGATTGCAACGTGCCCATATTTATTTTTTTCTGAGGAATCCCAAATGAGAATATCTCCGGGGATATTGCCTTTGTTTTTCATCCTCAAGAAATACTTTTTTTCAATCGGCATTTTATCATAATCCAAGAAAAGGTCTTTTGCTCCGCCGGTTGTCGCGCAAACTCCGGTATGCTCCGAAATTCCCAAACATTCTTTTACAAATTGTCTGAAAAGGTCTACGCACTGCGCTCCATAAACGCCGTCAAAATCAATTTTCTTTCCGTTGTATTTTTTTACGAATTCTTCAACATTCATTTTCCTTATCCTTCATATATTTTTTGTTTAAGGTTTCCAATGAAACGAAACCAACCGGAACAGCCACCAAAGTTGTAGCCAATGTTACATAAGAATCGTTTTTGAAGATGATTCCCAAAACTACAATTGCAGTAACCATAATCATTGACCAAATTGTAATTATCCACCTGCGCGATTTCCATTTGTTATACGCCTTTTTGATTTCTTCTTCATTCTTTTCCATAGCTTTTTTTCTCCTATTGTTGCAAATATTCTTTTCTAACTTGAATCAAATTCAAAATTAATTCTCTCACCCAACCTTCCATTCTTGTTGCAAACTCCGGTGTTCTAAATTCATCATCAAGGTTGTTTTGAGAATAAATAAAGTTTTTTATTTCTCCTTGCTTAATTTCAACATAACTATTATTTGACGAAATATGATTATAATGAATCCAATCATTTACTTTGTCAAATACTTTTTCAAGAATCAACTCGCATTTATCATTTTGAGCGTCACTTGCATCATCTGATAAAACTTTTCCTTTTATCGCCATAATGAAAAGATACGCCCATTTTGATTGCTCTCTGATGATAGTTCTTTCAGTCTCATCACTTCCAACCCTTAAACCTTTTCCCTTAAAAGAAATCAGGCCATTTTTTGCCATTCGATGTAAGACGAACAAAGCAAAACCAATAAAAAGCAAAAACATCCAAGCGTTTGGACTTGCGATTAACTCTTTGAGAGCATCCCATTTATTCATTTTCTTTTTCCTCGCTTACAGGTGGGAGTTCTGTTTTTACTCCTAACTTTTTTTGAATCTCTTTTAATGTGTCACCAAATTCAAGTTCTTCTGCAACTTCTGGAGACATAATTCCCATATTGATATAACCCTGATATGTTTCCATTTTTCGGTATTCAGTATTGGCTTTCTTTTCTTCAAGCTCAGCCTGCTCTTTTTCCGTCATTTGTTCAAGAGGATTAAATTCAATGGTTGGCTCAGGGATTTTCTGCCATTCCGAAATAATATGAACTAATCTTTCAATGATTGGGAGAAGTTCTGTTTGCTGCTTAGCTCTTACCATATCATAATATTGATACATATCGGAATCCCCGGTGCTATTTAATCCACCCGGAGAAATACCGAACAATTTAGTCATAGGATAACCGGTTGAGGCAGAAGTCAACATCATAAACTGATAAAGAACATCTGAAACTCCGGCGAATGAAATTGAATCTCTTTCAAAGTTTTCATCAACATCCATAAGAACAGAATGGAAAGTTGACTTCATCATATCCATCGCCTGAAGTCTATTTTGAATCGCTTTTTCTCCGCCTTCAGTGGCCATAATTTCAGCCAAATCTTTATAGCGATATTTTCCAATTGTTACTTCCTGAAGAAGATTTGCGAGAGAGCCAAATGAACCGCCTAACTCTTTTAAGCGGTCTTGTATACGCTGGAAAACTGAAATGCCCCAAAATCTGAATTCCATCGGAATAATACTTGCATCAGAACTAGGGATTTCAATGCCGTGCAATTCAATTACTCTTGAATAATGAATTTTTACATTTTCGTATCTCCGGCCGGTATAAAATGAAACCCAATAATATTCAACTTGCCCATAATGCGGTTTTTTTTCGTCCATCTGAAATTCCAAACTTCCGTACATAACATTATTTCTAGGAATGATTTTCAGATTTTCAAAAGATTTTATTTTGCTTAAGTTGAGCGGTGTATCTAAGGATTCGCCGTCATAAATTCCTAAAAGGATTAATGCCCCACCATAAAGTCTTGCCCATTTGAGAGCTTTATTTATTTTATCATTGGCACGCATTTCTTTGAATTGATGGTCATAAATTTTGGAGAACTTTTCAAAACCTTCTTTTTCATCTTCAAATTTATAGTGCCAACCCTGCTTCATCATATCGTCAGGGAGAAGGTCAATGACTCTTGCTCCCACGCCGTCATCCGCGTAAATAGTTTCCAAGTTAGCGTCAAGAAGGAATCCGGTTGGAACAGCGTGAGTTGATTTCTTTTTATCGGCCTTTGTTCCTAATCCGGTAAAAAGATTCATCCAACCGTCATTTTTAATTATGTTTCTGATTCTCAAATTATCGCTCATTTTCTTACTCCTTAGATTTTCCACAATTCAAAATCTTTGCTATCATCTCTTGTATATGTATGAGTAACACCATTTACTACGATTTCAAATTCTGTATCGCTGTTTCTTGTATATGATTCATAATTGGTAATTGTTGAAGATTCAATTATTGAAATTCCATTAAGTTTTGTATCAAAATCAATACTCAATAATTTTGAAGATTCAAAAGAAGTATCATCTTCAGGAGATTCATCAAAATTAAAATAAGCAACATTGTCTTGAGTATCAACCCAAGCATAGACTTTATTATTACCGGTAGGGTATTCATCAATACTTCCATCAGCGTGAAGATATTTAGCCGGTATTGGTTCGGCCTGATTATATTTTTTTACATTGAACGGTGTCGTGTCCTGAATAAGATTTCCGGCGGAATCTTTTATTGTTCCATCGCTATACAAGATTTTATCCGGCTTTGGGTCTGCTTGGTTATAAGTTTTCACCCAATAATCAGAACTTTCTGCAATTACATTTCCGGAATCGTCCAAAACCTCACCGCTTGAATTTAAGGTTTTCAATATCTTTGGTTCAGCGTTTTCATAGTTATTCATTTTCTGCCTCCAGCTTTTCTTTCTTTTCATTATATTTGTTTCTTTCAGATTTGTATAATTCTCTGAAGATTAACAACTGCCTGAAATATTCTTCATCTGTTGTCACTTTTCCGTTTTTTACTTCATAATCTGGAAGTTTGGGAAAATCCGGAAAATCTACTTCAACCACCTTATATACAACTTTTATTTCTTTAGTCGTTTTGCAGCTGCTGAAGAACATCGTCAATAGACATACAAGAAATATCAGCAAGTTTCTTCGCCAATTCTTTATTATGCTTTTTTTCAATTTCGTTTTCCTCCAAAAGTTTTTCAAACCGGTTAGTCAATTCAAAATATTCTGCTTTATAATCTTCAATTTGGTCTTTCAACTTTTTCTTTTCAGCTCTTTGACTTTTAATAATAAGAATCAATATGAGACAAATTAAAACCAAAGCTAAAACAATTGCGATAAATGTTTTCATCTTCGTGCCTCCAATAAAAAAATAATAGCTTATAAAATTAAAAATTAAAAGTATTATTTTTATAATGAATACA